CGGGATTGTCACGCTTGCAGAGAAAGAAACCGTAATCGCACGTAACGACATCGAGCGCGCGATAGTCCTTGACGTTGGCACTGTACGTACCGCGCGGATTGAACGTGCGCGATGCTGGAATTATGAGATGCCAGTCATCGTGCCCTTCGGTCGGCGGCGCAGAAGTTATGCGTCGCGCCTGCCAAAGCGCACCGTTATGCGTAACCAGCACCGCAACATTCACAATAGATTTTTCGGTCCATGGCACGACCGTCGTGATCATGCCGGGTTCGCCGCGCTCACCCTTTTCGCCACGTTCGCCTACCAAGCCACGTTCACCCGCTTGACCAGGGGCACCGGGCGTACCTTCGCGACCGCGCTCGCCGCGTTCACCTGAATCACCTTTGGCCCCGGGCAAACCAGCTTCGCCTTTTTCACCACGCTCGCCGCGCAAGCCCGCTTCCCCACGAAGACCGCGCAACCCCGGCGCACCATCCTTGCCATCCCTGCCCGCCTCACCACGCTCGCCGCGCAAGCCGGGAACGCCTTGCTCGCCTCGCTCGCCATGGTCGCCCGGTAGTCCCGGTGCACCGTCTTTACCGGGTACACCGATCTCGCCACGCTCACCGCGTGGTCCAGGGCCACCATCTAGGCCACGCTTGCCCGGTTCCCCCGGCTCACCACGCTCTCCGCGCTCGCCGCGCAATCCACGACCGCCCGGAAGCCCTTGCTCGCCCTTCTCGCCGCGCTCTCCGGGTAGGCCGCGCTCACCCTGTTTGCCGTCCCGGCCGGAAGAGCCAGCTTCGCCGTGCGCACCCCGCTCTCCGGGCGCTCCCTGTTCGCCGCGCTCGCCTTTTTCACCCTTGACGCTTAGGCCCGGAATTCCTTCTTTGCCTTGCTCGCCCTTGTCGCCACGCTCGCCCTTTGCTCCGGGCGCACCGTCTCGACCGACTATGCCTGGTTCGCCACGTAGGCCGCGTAGGCCAGTTTCGCCGCGCTCTCCCTGACGCCCTTGCTCCCCGGGCTCGCCTTTGGCACCATCCGCGCCCTTTTCACCGCGTTCCCCGGGGATTCCATGTTCGCCTTGTTCGCCTCGCGCACCTTGCGCGCCATCCTTGCCAACGTCTCCGATATCGCCCTTTTCGCCCTTCTCTCCCTTGGCACCTGGATCGCCGCGTTCGCCTTTTTCTCCGCGCTCACCAGGTAAGCCCGGGATAGCGCGCGCGATCACCTCCGCGCGGATCATCTCCTTGAAGTCGGCAAGCTCTGCACGCATTTGCGCGCGCAATAATTCAAGGTCTTGCTCTCCCCGATGCCGTAGCTGATCAAGGATAAAGCCGCCAGCATCGAGCACAGCGTCAGACAGAAGTTCGCTGTTCCTCGTATCTTCGTTGCCGGAATTTTCGCTCACGTGCGAGGAGTTGTTGTCGGTTAACAGATTTTGCATCTGATTTGCTCCCTGGCGGCGCACCGGGTGGTGGCGCGGGTGGAGCGGGCGATGCGGGTATTATGGTTTTTGGTTGTCCCGGCCCTGCCGAGATTCCTGCCGCTGCGCTCAATGGGACCACTTGCTGCTGAACCCTAGGTTCCTCTCCGTGCGATACGCTATCTAAATTCTCGCGATTGCGAGCCTCATTCGGACTAAAAATTCCGCCCTGCACCGCTTTTGTAAGAGCGTCGATGCGATCCTTGAATGCCGAGCGCTCCAACGCTTCGGTGTCGAATTCCAAATAATCGTCGGGTTGGCCTTTAAGTCCGAAGATGAGGCCCATCGCCTCTTCCACGTGGTTCAAACAAAAACCCAATCCTGTGGCAATCCAATGCTGCATCAGCGCTTCGGTCGATCCGTGCGGGATGCCGCCGATGCCAAGGATTTGCATCGGAATGCGAAACGCCAGCGCAATATCCTCTTTGGTCATCTTCATGATTTCGGCGGCTTGCGAATCGCGCCCGGTGATCGTCGGAATTGCGACTGGCTTCAAACCGCCGTTGAGAATGACCGTGCCGCCAAGTTGGATGCCCTTGCTGTGCTCTTCCCAGCGGTCGCGCGCGGCGCTGACTTGATCCTTGTCGAGCAAGAGATCGGTCGAGAGCACGAAGCCCGGTTTTGCCTGATTGAGATAAAACTGTAATTGCTGACCCTTGAGCGCATCGTTGGTGGCAATATCGAGCATTGCCGCGAGTATCGGCGAGACGCCACGCAATGGATGGCGTGGCGTGTGCAGCTTGATATGCAAGACATCGCGTGCAGGTACGAGCGGCAACAATTCACCTAAGCGATTCATGATGACGTAATTGCCGCCAAGCGTATAGAAAATGCTGCCATCCACTGCGATAACCGGCCACGACATGCGCGGGTGCATGACGTGCATTTCGCTGATCTCGAAACGCGAGTTGCGCAGAAGTAGCGCATACGCATTTCCTTCGAGATACAACGACCGAACCATGTTCAAAAGAAAATCGCTGATGCTCTGATAGTCATTCGGCTCGCGTAACATGCGACAGAGCGCCGAATTCGTCACACGATCACGGCCGCCCTTGGCATTCGCTAACCAATGCGTCCCCGGACACATCGCGACCGTTTGCGAATAAGCCCCGACGCACGCCTCGATAATTGCCGAGCGTGCATCAAGCGGCTGCGCCGTATATCCGCATTGCCACCAATTCGTGATTGCCCCGACATCGGCGGGCAAAAACGCATTGGTGACCGGCAGATAATACGGCCCAGGCCGATAAGCGCCTTCGGCGGCTTTCACAAGCACCGAAGTCGCCGTCGAAAACATATTTGAGAGCCAGCCCATCAATCTTCTTTTGGTTTTGCTGGTTGCGCGCGCGGTGGTGCAGCGGTCGCTTGCCTCGTCTGATAACCCGGCGACGGCTTTGCGGCCTCAACGTGTCTCGTCACGTCCGCCGTCGACAGGCCGGGGTCCGGCCCGCTGCCGTCGTCTTCCTTGTTCATGACATGCTGGCCAGTCGCAGCAAGATCGTTTTCTTCCTGCGTGGGAGTTGGTTGTACTGCCATGACATTTCCTTTCTATAATTTTTTAGAGTGAGACTGACCCCCGACCGGGGCGACCGCGCCGAGGGTCAGTCAAAGAGCCGGATAAGTTCCCTTATTCCGGTCCACCACTTCGCTTGCGCGAAGCTCAGAAGCAACGCGTGATTCGCGTTTACTTTACCACGTCACATTCTGCGTGTACGCGACCGTGCCCACGCGCCGGTTGACCCAATTCAACGGCATGATCATCCGCAGCGCGAGCGAATCGGTCTGCCACAAAGATTTTTGCGGCGTAGCGACGACACCCGGTGAACCCGACACCAAGTCTAGCGGAGTCGTGTCCTCGAAGTGCAAGGTCGCCTGGTCTGAAATTTCCAGCCTCGGACCCTCGCCGCCGACGGTGACGAAGTCCGCAGCGTCGAGCAAGATCATCGTCTTCGGCGGCACGGTCGCTGACTCGATGTACGGAATCGTGTTCAACGTCCCGGCTTTGATCTCGTCGCGGAACGGGAAGATGCCGGTGTTCGCCGCCATCGCCAGCGATGCTCGCAACAGGTCCGTTTGGTTCATCAACCAAACAGGCGTGCGGAGATTGCCGTACAAGTTCGTGCTGAGCGCACTGATCAGCGCAGTGATATCACCGATCAGAGCCGCCAAGCCGCCGCCAGCCGTCGCCGTGGTCGCGACAACGCCATTGAGCAAGCCTTGCGGCCTGATCACCGTCGCCGGATTCGCGTCGATCAGCACAGTGTCGATGGCAACCGAGGTGTCTTGCTGAATCGCTTCGCGCAACACGCCTTCGATTTGCGGCGTGGAATGTTCCGCCATCTCGCGAGTCCAGGTGGTGATCACGGCCATTTTCTTCGGCACCAACGTCTGAGACGAGAAGCTTCCCTGCCGCACGGGAATCGCCGCGCCTTCGCCGACGAATGACCCGGCGATTGTTGGCGTGCGATTGCGCGTCGGGATGATGATGCGTCCCATCGGGCCGAACGTGAGCGCCAAACCTTTGGCCGAAAGACCAGTGAAGATCGATTTGGGCATCAGGAGCGGCATCAGGTCCGTCCATTTCGTCTGGACGAGTTCCTGAGCCCAGCCCGCGATCGTTGTCATCGCTGGCGCAGACGCGGCGCGCAGGACAAGCTCAGTAAATGCTCGTGTCGGCTCGTCGTCCCCATAAGCTTGCTGCAAAATCTCCTGCGGCATGCGCTGGGTCCACTTCGCCCCGAGCGCTACGCGACCGGCGCGAACCAGATAGTCGAGCCCGTCGAGTTCGCCCTTCTGCTTGATGATCGCGGGGCTGGCGATAGTGCCGTTGCCAGCGCCATTGCCTTTATTGGCGTTTGGATCGTGGACGATGATGGCGGTCGACCGCCCGCCGTTGGCACCGCCGTTAGCGGCTTTAGTCACGTCCGCAAGCGCCTTCTCGGAGTCTTGCAGGGCGGCGAGGTGCTTGCGCTTGTTCGAAATCTTCGCGTTGAAGTCATTCGTCGCCTCGATATCAGCATCGCTGACATTCGAGTCGTTCATCTTGGCGAGATGCGCGTCGAGCCCGTCTTGCAGAGCCACGAGTTCCTTTTGCGTCTCGACAATTCTTTCGGTCAGCAACATGACTGTTGCTCCATACTTCGAGTGTGTTTTGGCAGACTCGCCGGTTCTCCGCTGTGCTCTTCCGTTGGCAGACTCGCCAGAGCGTCGAACGGGGTTGGATTCGCTGCGTATCCTTTTGCTGACAGACTCGTCAAAGACCACGCGTTGCGTTTCCGAAGATATTCGCAGCGACTTCGCAACGCTCAGCGCGTTGGGATTCGCCGGAATTGAGACAAGCGAGCATTCGACAAGCTCGCTCTTTACGTAAACCATGCCATCGAACGGATCGCGCCCGCGCGGCTTGCTTTCGATGGCCTTGAAACCAACCGACACGGCCTTGAGAATGCCAGCATCGATCAGCCGTCGAACCTCGTCGATACGCGGAGACGTGCCCCACGGCGCAGGCTGTAGATGCCCACGCAATTCACCGCCCGCGATTCTGATGTTCTTCCAGGTTCCTATCGGCCATTCCGAGCGATGGTTGAAAAGACAAATCGGATTTTTCTTGAAGTTCTCGAAGCTCCAACCAGCAGGCTCGATGATGTCATTGAAGTGATCTGGCGTCGCGTCGCTCAAAATAAATTCGGTGCCGCCGTCTTCGGTCTTGTCCGACATCTTGTGAATGATGCCACTGTCGCCGCTCTCGCCCTGAAAAGCCGAGTACGGATTTTCTTCCTCCCAATAGAGCATGCAAACATCTTCGGCATCGAAGCCGCTATCATCGTCGATCTTGTCTTCGATTTCGTCGGCGCAGCGCTCGATATAATCTTCGCGAGTTTCGCCCTCTTCAATTTCAGGCGCGTCGATTTGTTTTGCAATGATCATCTTCCAAAGTGCGATGATACGCTTAACTTCATCGGCCGACTTCGGCTTTTCGCCGCCGTGAGCATCACGCCAATAGCTGTAACAAATTGCAACAGCTTGCTCTTGCGTTCGATCCTTCGGTGCGTCAGAACCGTAAGTCTCACTCATGCAGCGAGACATGAAATCTGACTGGCTCTCGCCCTTGTGCGGAGACATAGGCATGGGACGCCTCCTATTTCATGGCGAAGACAAC